ATCACCCGCGTGGCGACTAATCCTATAGATAATATAGGTGACTGGGAAGGAGCAGAGGAACCTTGGCAATTCTTAGCGGCATGTGAGGAATACTATTCCTGTGTCGTTAGGCAAACTCGAAGTACAACTGGACTATGTGTAGCAACTGACGCTACCTGTAGTGGTCTCCAGATCCTCGCTGGATTAGCTATGGATAAAAAGACAGCACAACTCGTCAATGTGCTGCCTGCTGATAGACCACAAGACGCATACAAAGTCGTAGCTGAAGTTTCTAAATGGAATGTTCCTGATAGACTTAGGAAGATTTGGGATAGAAAATGTGTTAAACGCACAGTTATGACAATTCCTTACAATGCTAAACCTTTTAGTAATCGTACCTACATCAGGGACGCATTAACTGAGAAAGGTGAGGAAATTGATAAGGATGAACTAACTCAAACTGTTAGAGCTGTTAGAGATGCTATGCACAATGTTGTGCCTGGTCCAATGGCAGTTATGAAATGGATTGAGACTGAGGTATCACAGATAATAAAAGAAGGTCAAAAGATAGGTAATGCTGTAATATTAGAATGGGAAACACCTTCTGGATTCGTAGTCAGACAAAAGATTATGAAGAAAAAGGTAGAAGCCTTAAACTTACAGTTACTAGGTCGATGTAAGATACATGTCGCAACTGATGATCCTAATAAGGTTGATGCTGTTAGACATAAAGCTGCTACTGCACCTAACCTAATACATTCATTAGATGCATCATTATTACATCTAAGTGTAGTGAGATTTGATAAACCTATAGCTTTAATACATGACTCAGTGTTATGTAGAGCCACTGATATGACAATATTATCTAGTTTAGTTAGAGAGACTTACATGACTCTGTTTGCTAAACATGATTACTTAACCGACTTTGCTAACCAAATAGGCGCTAAGTCAGAACCACCGATTATTGGAGACCTTGAACCGGAATCCGTAATTGACTCCACTTATTTTTTCTGCTAATGTATTCACTATTTGATTATGCCTTTGCACCTCCTACTATTGTAGTGGTGTCTGAGGAAAGACTAAAGGCTGCTGAACTTAAAGCTAAGGAAAGGCAGCTGTTACAAGTTAAAGTTCAACTAGAAAACCTTCAAGACTTTTATAGTAAGTTAGAAGGTGAAGTTAAAGCCTTACAACCTGCAGTCAATGAAGTTAACGCCAAAGTTGGCGGTGACCTTGACGCAATGGATGGAGGCACTCACGATGGCTAGAACCATCCATAAAACTGACAAACCTGTATCACTTGAGGGATTCCAAGCTGTACTAGCACCTAGTAAATTTGGTTATTCACTCTCGGCTGTGGTCGATAAAAATATAATCGACAAGCTAGAAACTGAGAGGACTGAAGTCCTTAAATGGGCAGAGTCTAAGCTCAAGAACCCTAAGCGTAGTACCCTCAAACCCGAACCATGGGAAGAGGTAGCTAAGGGAAAATATAAAATAAAGTTCTCTTGGAATGAGGACAACCGTCCTCCCGTGGTAGACACGGAAGGCACGCAAGTAACCGACACTAAAACACCGCTTTATGCAGGATCTACTGTTAAACTGGGTTTCTATCAAAAGCCTTACATTCTACGGGATGGGGTTACCTATGGTAGTAGCCTTAAGTTGGTTGGTGTACAAGTTATCTCAGTAAAAGGAGACGCTGGTGTAGATACTGGAGATTTAGATGTCACTGAGGTAGCTGAGTTATTCGGTTCAACTTCAGGGTATAAAACTGCTGATCCTAATGTAACACCAACTATTGAGAATGATTCACCCAATGACGATGATGATGATTTCTAATGGCTATAGAAAAAACTGTTACAGATGATTTAGGTATTAAAAAGGCAACAGTTAAACTAACCTTACCTACTATTGAAATTGATGTCTATTCTACCAACGATGATAGTAGATTAAACACAGAAATAAAGGATAGGTTATTTGATGTTGTTAAATTCATAATAGAGAAGGATATACTCTAATGTCATTTAGGTCTAGACTGGAAGAGAAGGTCGCAGATCTTTTCGTGGAGCTAGACGTTAAGTACGAATACGAGTCAGATAAACTCCCTTACAACATTCCTCACTATTACTGTCCTGATTTCAAATTACCTAATGGTATATATTTAGAAACAAAAGGATACTGGGATGCAGCAGACAGGCGTAAGATCCTAGCTGTTAAGAAATGTAACCCAGATATAGATTTGAGGATGATATTTCAGTCACCTTACAATAAAATATCTAAAAAAAGTAAGACGACTTATGCGAAATGGTGTGAAAAACATGACATTCCATGGTCGTCTTACCATAATATTCCACTCGACTGGTTAAAATGACTAGCGAATTTGTGAGGCATACACCTTGCAACAACTGTGGCTCGTCAGATGCCAATAGTTTGTACTCTGACGGGCACGCATACTGTTTCGTGTGCCATACGTACACGGACGGAGACGACAAACTTCACAATCACATGACGCACAATGCTGAACTCAAAGGAGAAGCGCAAGCATTACGAAAACGAAACCTCTCTGAGAAAACTTGTCAATTCTTCAGGATTTTCAGAGACGGAGATACTTTACGCTTTCCATACTTTACAAGCGATGGAGTTCTTGCTGGAGTCAAAGTAAAAACCAAGAAGAAAATTTTCACCTATGAAGGAATTTCCACTGATACCTTATTTGCTCAGCATCTCTTTCCTAGTACTGGTAAACGTATTGTTGTTACTGAAGGTGAGCTAGATGCGGCGAGCTGCTATGAGGCGATGCCAGGGTGGCCGATGGTCTCTCTCCCTCACGGAGCTGCGTCAGCAAAGAAAGACATCCGGAAACAAGTACCGTTATTCCAAGGGTATGAGGAGATCGTACTATTCTTCGATGGCGACGAGGCTGGCCGTAAGGCAGCCGAGGAAGCTGCGGGAGTCTTACCACCTGGCAAGGTTAAGATCGCTCGTATGGAGGACTACAAGGACGCCTCAGAGGCTTTACAAGCCAATGATCAGGAGGCTGTACGAAAAGCTATATGGGATGCTAAACCGTATAGACCAGATGGTATCATTGATGGGAAGACACTTCTTGAAATAGTAACTACACCACAAAAACCATTTGATCATGAGTACCCCTTCAAAGGACTTAACGAGAAACTACACGGGATCCGGTATGGCGAGCTTGTCACATTTTCTGCTGGCTCTGGAGCCGGCAAAACAAGCATCATCCGTCACATTGCAACTGACTTACTCCAAAAGGATGAACATGTTGGGATCTTGGAGCTTGAAGCAAATAATAGGCGAACCGCACTTGGATTGATGTCCACAGCTGTTGGAAAAAACTTACATATAGGAGAACATGGACAAACAGAACTCGAATCCGCTTTTAGATCCACGATTGCCAATTGGAATCTCTATCTTTTTGACGGCTTTGGTTCTTTCGAACCGGATCTTATCTATAATAGAATCGAATACATGGCAACCGGATTGGAGTGCCGTGTTATATTCCTCGATCACTTAAGTATATTATTAAGTGGATTAGAAGGAGATGAACGTCGTATGATAGATACTACTATGACTCGACTAAGATCATTAGTAGAAAGAACTGGTATAGCATTGTTCTTGGTATCTCATTTAAGACGTGCAGGAAATGACAAAAACTCTCATGAAGAAGGCGGACGTGTCAGCCTCTCTTCCCTTAGAGGATCACATAGTATTGCTCAAATCTCAGATTCGGTCGTTGCACTCGAAAGAGATCAGCAAGCCGACACTCCTGGAAATCCTACGACTGTTAGAGTCCTTAAAAATAGATATTCAGGCGAAGTTGGTAAAGCATGTGAATTAACCTATGATTTAAACACTTGCAGATTTAACGAACATGAAGTTGAACCCGAATTCAACCCGTCCACAGATTTTTGAACATTATGAACATCCATGGTATAAATTCTTAAATAAACCTAACCCACCATCGCAAGAAGCAGTTGAAAAAGCCAAGTTCGTTGACAAAACCTACCACTGGAGTAGGGACAATAGTGTTCGATCTAGAGACGAACGGTCTTCTACATGATGCTACCCGTATCCACTGTGTTGCACTCCATTGGTGCGAAGATAATAGACTTGAATCATTTAATGATGAACCGTATGGTGATGGTACCTACGATATTAAAGAAGATGCTCCGATGGCTGGTAATTACGCCATTCACACGGGTCTTCAATGGCTCGAAACCGCTGATACTTTGGTCGGCCATAATATTATTGGGTTTGATTTACCTATCATTAAAAGGATCTATCCTTGGTTCAATTTTACTGGCCGGATTATTGATACTCTTTTGCTATCTCGCTTAT